AATAAGACCAATTGCAGGAAAGGATGTTGCCGCGGCTGCAAAGAATACCACAGACAAACCATACAGTAGATATAATAATACTGCAATTGCACTGTTTGGTCTTGAAGACACTAAATTATTCCAAACGTAGGCTATCAGATAATAAGCAACTAAAAATATCGGACCAATTAATTGGAATACCTGAAACAAGATTGAAAATAAAAAATATATCAAATCAAAATTCTTGAATCCCTCGTTTACAGGAAATTTGTTAACAGTTGACGCACAGTCATCATCATCAATTTCTTTTATACCGATAAATCTTGCTCGGTTATTACCTCTTTTATATTGGTCAATTAAAGAAGATACTGTGTAGATTTTATTATAATCGAATTCGTAAAAGGTATCCTCACAGTTAATTGCATTTTGTAATCTTTGATTTTGTATTTGCGTAGTTCTTCCTTGTGTATATCCACTCCAATCCAAACCAAAATAGTAAGAACTTCTTAACTCTTGACCAACAATAGATGTCTCATCATAATAATTTGGGTCATCTATTGATGATGTCCAACCATATTCTTTGACATTAGGAACCAAATAATATGGTCGTCTAATTTTTTCAGTTGACACAGGTCCTTGGGACCATTTGATTTTGAATCTATATTTGGCTCTTGTTGGTACACCAATTTTTGGGTTGTTTGATAAAACTCTTGTACCATCTTCAGCGGTGACAACATAGTCCAAATTCATAGGAATCTCTGTAACCCAAGTACCATCACCATCAATAACATTACCAGAATTTGGTAATCTATACTGTTCTAAAATAGGTCTACCTTCATCATCTTGGAATATTGTTTGTCTAATTGCCAATATCTGTCCAGGTCCTGAAGTGAGATTACATAAATTACCTAGATTATCCTTTGGTTTACAAGCTGCCTGAATCATACCAGGAGGACCATCTGTACCAAAAAAAGGTGCAGCAATTCTGAACTTATCTATTGTAGATATTAGTGAACCAATAAAAACAGAAGTTGGTTCGATTTCAATATTAGCCTCATCCCTCAAATCAAAATCAACTCTGTTTACCGCGGCTAAACATTGATTAGGGTCACCCCAAAATGGTGATATTTGAATACTTTTGGTTATGGTAACAATTTGGGGCAATGTTTCAAAATCAACTGAAGAATTAAATCTACCACCACCTACTTGTTGTGGTGTTGCCCTACCGATTCTAATTAAATCTTGAGGTGTCAAAGAAAATTCACCTATGTCACTTAAGTCCAAGTTCATAATAATTACTTGGTCACCCAAAGGGACACCCATAACCATATAGTCACCACTTTCGTTTGTAGTTACAGTGTACTTGTAATATTTTTCATACAACTCGGAAGCTGTTGGGTCTTTGAGAACGTCTCCTCTTGAGGGAAAAGTTCCTGTGGCTGCGTGATTTAAATAGGACGGTTCGTAAGGTAAAACGTTGAATTTGTAACCATCGGTATTTTCATTGTTTGGTAACGAATAATTGTAAACGTCACTTATTACATCGTCTGTTGTGTCTTGTTGGGTAATTGGTACAAACACTGTAATTTTTGCATTCGGAATACCTAACCCCCCATTTGCAACTACCCTACCAACTAATAATCCATATTGAGAACAGTCACGAGAGTATATTTGATTTTGCCCAATTTGAAGCGACAAAATTTCTAAGAATTCAAAATCCTGTTCTAACTGTAAATTTATTTGTTTGTTTACGCCGACTTGTGTTGGTATCCTATACGACTTTCCCATTAAGGTTTTTATGATAAATAGTTATTTTGGGATTTCTTTCGAAAGTCCTATACTATAAGAAAAATAACCTAAAGGTGTTTTAAATAAAGTTGTTAAGAAAAAGAAACATTTTGGAAGTTCTTTACTCTCACTTTGATGTCTTTCTGAGGATATCTCACTTGGTATACTTGTACTGGTTCAGCAAATATTGTGTCGTCAACAGGTCTTATAATTCTAAGTTCAGGGTCTGAATATTGCATAGATGTTTGAGCAGATGAATATTGCCCACCAACTTTGTTTTCAACAATAATATCAGTCACAGTAATTACCCCATTTTGATTTTGAATAATACTTTTAAGTTCTGACAGATACACATTTTGGCCTAATTGTCTTATTTGTGGATTAAAATAATCTGAAACTCTGTTGACAACATCAGAAACAATTTGTCCTGAGTTTTGAGTTGCATCCAACACAACAGAAACTTCAATACCTAAATCTATAACTTCAGCTGAGATGACAGAGATGTAGTCATTCATCATACGGTAATTTGATAGATAAGTCGCCACGTTTTGTCTGAGAGTGTTTGATACTATATTGGTAAGTTTTCCTGAAGAATCGTAAGATAATAAATTGATAAGAATCTTGTTGTTGTTTTCAGTTACAGAAACCTTGGCAGGTGCCCCAAACTGAGCCGGCATAACTCTGAGTAAAGATTCGTAATCATTTACTGTAACCGCTCTTTTCTGTGCTGAAAAGTTAAATGAAACATAGTTTCTAATTTCTTCAACATTTGGCACGTTTGCACCACCAATAGCAGCAATTGGGTTCGTACATCTCAATGAATTAATTACAGATGTGTTTGTTGTTTGAGATGGGCCATTAACAAAAAATGATACAGTTCCAACTTGATTAATAACGTTTGTTCCCAAGTTCGTTGCCAAACCACCACCAACTCTATATTGAATAAAGAGTGTTGTATTAGGTGTCAATGTGGAACCCAAAGAGAAGTTGTTTTGTAAAGATTGAATATTGATTGGAACACCTAAGTTTGTGAATGCATTCAATTGGTCTTGAGCTGATGTAGACCCCCCACCAAAAGTAAGTTTACAATACCCTTCAGGTGTAAACTCAGATATAAATCTATTATTTGTTTGAACGTATCTACCCACTTTAATACCAGGGTCATCAGATACTTTAGTTGGGTCCTCGATAAAAATTCTGTCTTCAGCCAATGCATCTACTTCATACCATCTGTTTGATAATCCTAAAAATTCCGCAGTAGTTGGTATATTTGTGTAGTTTGTTCCATTTTTAAGAAGAACACTTGTAATACCAAGAACGTTTTTGTCAGGTAAGAATAACTCGAAAAAAGGAATCACGTCCCCAGGTCCGATAACTCTTTTGAATACTTTAGTGATTCCATTAACTACAGGTTCCCTTTTAGTTATTGTGTAATTAATTAAATTACCATTTGCATCGAAGTTTGGTATTTTCAATCGGTTTGGAAATCCTGAACTGTTATATGGATTTGCAAAGTCAATATCCTGTGAGGTTTCAAAAACAATACCAGCACCGAAAACTTGTGACCCCCTTGTCAATGTACCCAAATATCTCTCATCTTCTTTATCACCAAATGCAGGAACTGTTATTGAAAAATCAACAACAGACACTGAAGGTCTTTGACCAGGTATTTTAAGTCCATATGTTTTGGCGATGTTATAAATTGATGAACGTTGTTGAGCATACTGAAGTACAGTTTCTTGAATGCTTCTATCGATGTGATAGTGTAGGTTATCAGCAACTGCGGCGTTCAAATCCAAGAACACAGAGAATACTGAAGCATCATTGAAATCCTGAATTAACTCAGGGTAATAACTTTTAACATAATTTTGTAGTTCTATCCTGATGCTTTCATAGTCTCTCGACGTGTAGGATATTTGTCTATTTGCCATATAATCTTAAATATTGATGATAACGAAATCGCTTTGTGCGAACGCCGAATTATCTACAGTATAATCTATAATTACTTTTGCAGTATACTCAGAGGTACCCTTACCAGGTACCCTATAAACTTGGTCTTTACCTGTGCCTACTATTTGTCTACCCTGCGCATACTCAACCTCAACGGTTGGGTCTGCAGGTTCTATAGCAATTCTATTGATTAATAAGTTTGGCATATATTTTTCAACAGAATCTCTTATGTCCGCCTCAATAGCATTTTCAGTCAGACCATCGTAAGGTTCAAAAATATATTCATACAATCTTGTCCCAAAATCAGGAAGATAATATCTTGAACCTCTTTTTGTTAAAATTAGATGCAATAAATCAGAACGGATTTGAGCTGCAGCGGTCTCAGTCAATAATAGGTAATCACCTTTATTGGAATCTTCAAAAGGGAAATTTAAACCATATGTAATTCCGTCTGCCATATTCTATAAATATAGAAACATCATTTTTTAATTGTAGTGGACTCTTTGAGGTATTGTGGAGTAAAAGGACAATGTCTACATCCACTACCACAACAACGTCCCCTTTGTTTGTGATATTCTTCGGTAAATACTAACTTACCATTGTCAAAATAATAAAGGAGGGGTATGTCCCCTCCTTTATCTGTGTTAGACTTACTCATTATTAAACTGTGGTAATTTCACAAGCTCCGCCAGCACAAGCCAACTCACCTGACAAATCAGTTTCATCTGAAACTTCTACAATTTTTGAAAGGTCAACATTTTTTAAAGTTGCCAACATTGATTCGTAGTCTTCTTTTGAACAATCTTCAAATGGTGCTTGTTTGTATGTGTGACCAGCGTAGGGTAAAACTGAAAGACCATTGTAATAATCTTTGTTTTCCCACATCCAATTACCAACAGCCGACCACTCGTGGTCTCTAACTGAAATAGTTGCAGACACGTTGTGTGTGTTACTACCAGTTCTGTGTCCAAATTTAACCCACTCGTTGTGAACTTTTTTAACTCTTTCAAGAAGTTGAATTGGTGACTCAGTTCTTAAGATTGAACCTTCAGGTGATTTTTGTGGAATAGAAATTACCGCGGTGTCGTGTGGACGAAAATATTCATCTTCAATCAATTCAGGATGATTCTGAACCAAATGTTTATACATTGATTCATTCTTACCAACACGAATTCTTCTGATGTAATAATCGTTGTGCCAAGCGTGGATTCCTGAAGAAGTTCCTAAGGTTAAAGATGTTGTTCCTGCGGGTTTTACAGTTGTAGTTCTCGCAGCTTTGTTAATACCAATGATAGATGCGACTCTTTCATTTTCTTCTTTTACGACTTTAGCACCTGCCTTCATATTCATCCCTAATACAGCACCTGAACCAATTCCTGTCATTGAAACTCCGATAAGAGCATCTTTTTCAGTAGTTCTTTGCCAAATAGGACGTAGGTAATGGAAGTTACTATAACCAGCCTGAAGTGTACCAATAAACGCCGCAGCTCTTACACGAGACTCAAAATCCTCTTGCGACTCGAGATTTGACACGTTGACTTCTGTCAAATTACAGAATTGAAATGGACGAAGTGCAATTTCACAACAAGGGTTTGTTCCCCAATCTTTGTCATTAGACAAATAGATACCTGGTTCACCAGCACCACTCGCTTCGATTCTTGCCCACAAATCCATAAAATATTCTTTAGTAATTTTGTGACGGAGTAAGTTTGCTGAATTGTTAGCTCTTCCTCTTTGTGGATTTTTTTCCCACCAAGAACCACTCTTACAAGAAATCATCTCATCGTCTGATGCGGAGAACAAACAAATAAGTGCCGCCCTACGAATACCACCAGCCAATACCGCATCTGCAATATGACAAACAATATCGTGTACTTCGATTGGGCGAAGTTTGTCACCATCTGTTTTACTGTCAAGAATACCTTCAACTTTAATCAAACATTCTTTCAAGGGTTGGGGACCTGGCGCCTTACCACCTGAGGTTACTAATCTTGCTCCTTTTGGACGAATATCACTAAAATCAAATTCAATGTGTGAACCACCAAAGAAATATGATTTCATCAACAGTTTAACAGCGTCTGCCCAACCTTCAATAGAGTCAGCGATGAGGTATCTTCTACCTCTATCTTTGTTAGGTTTATGAATTTCTGGTAAAAGTTCTGTGTGATGTTTTTGCACTGAGTATCCCACTCCTGTTCCACCTAAAAGTAAGAACATAATTTCTGAGAATACTCTCCAATCGTCAACGGGTGCGTATGCACAGTTGTAAATTCTGTTGGGAGATATTTCGATAGGTTTACCCGCAAACTGCATACTTCTCATAGAAGGAAGAATTTGTTTCTTGTAAACGTACTTGTAGTTCTCTCTGATTTCGTTTTCAAGTTGTGGATACTTTTTGATGTGCATATCCATATTTCTTGTAACGAGTTCTTGCCAAGTTTCTCTACGGTTCAATTCAGGTATGTATTTAGCATACTTCATATAGACCGTAATGTCTGATAAAATTTCTGTTGAAATGTCCATTTTTATAATTTGTTGTTATTTTAATTTATTTTAAAAAATCTTTTATTTTTGATTATAAATATATGTTTATTGCTGTGGCGACATATTTTTCACCACAAAAATACGAGTTTTTTTTCTAAAAGTAAAAGATATTTATATTGTTAACTCTGTGGATTTTGTTGTTGTTCCCTTTGTCTACGTTTTTCCAACAACTCTTTGACTCTGTCCTTACGTTGTTCTTCTTTTTGTTCTTCAAATCCTAAGAATGTGGTTGAGCTTTCTGTATCGATTTCAAGTAATTCATTGTCAAATTTACAATTTTCAAAAACAATTCCGTCCGAACCAATACGAGACTTTGTAATTGCAATTGTTGCCAATTTCATTTCTTTTTGTTGTAATGTTTTAGCCACAGAAATAATTACGTGACCTACTTGAGCCTTTTTAATTGACCCACCCATTTGGTCAGTGGTCACAACCTCTGATGAAATTGATGAACGGTTTCCTTGTGTTGCAGTCCAACCAACAAGTCCCAATTCGTGGCACATAGCCTCAAAGTGTCTCATTACAGAACCTTCAGCTTTCCACTCATCAGACTTACTCGATTCAGGCATTACACAGTCAATGTAGTCTAATACAATTGCATCCAATTTTAATCCATCAGCAATCATTTTTCTGACCTGATTTTTTATTTGATTCATAGTCATCGTGTCTGATGGTAACTTTTTTAAGACAAGTTTGTTTGGCATTTGATTTCTTATCTCATCAACCTTTGCAATAACTTCCTCTTTTTGGAATGCTAATTTGTCAGGTTCAATACCTGTCCAAATAGTAAAGTGTTTCCTTTGTATAATTTTGGGGTTGTCTTCAAAAAATATTTGTAAAACATTATAACCCATATTAAAAGCAGTATTAGCAATTTTTGTTAAAACTGTTGTTTTTCCAACGCCTGTAGGTGCTAAAATTACCCCAATTTCCCCTTTAGCCAAACCACCTTTAAGTAATCTGTCAATACCTGGTATACCCATAGGTATTGGATGTCTAAAATCGTCATTCAAAACATCGTCTAAACCTGAAAAGATATCAGTAATACCTGTGTCTCTTTCACCCACTTGAAGAGCCTGTCGTACCAATCCCTCTACTTTATCATAAGATTCAAAGTCACCTTGATTGATAATTTTCTGAGCTTTGTCCATAACTTTTTGAAGTTCTTGTTGTTTACAAAACTTCATAGCTTTTTCTTGGACAAAAACAGTTCCCTCAAATGGGGCATCTTGTACTTTTTTAAACATATCCAATACAATCTTCAAAACCATTTCGGTCGAAATTTCTGTCTTAGCAATCTGTTCAAGTGTTTCGAATGAGGGTGTAGATTGATACTTTGTGTAGTACTCTTTAACCATTTGTGTGATTAATTGGAAGTACTTGTTGTCGAAGTAAGTGGGCTCTATAACATCAATGATTGATTGAG